ATCAGAACATCATCAGGCGTATTAACTGGTGGTGGTTCAGACGTTGTAGGTTCAGCCTCTAGCGCAACCATCAGAACATCATCAGGCGTATTAACTGGTAGTGGCGCTGTTATTGTCGGCTCAGCAACGAGAAAACAGGCGCTGCTGCAGAGACGGTCGACATTGCCGCTACGCAAGGGGACGACGTTGGCGCCATAGGTGTAAGCCCTTATAACAATACAGCTATCACTGCCGCGCAAGCGGATAACACCGCTACCGTCACACTCACTCAGTTAAGTGAGGTGGCCCTTGGTGCTACTCAGGCAGGAGACACAGCGTCGATTACCATCACTCAGTTAAGTGAGGTGGCCCTTGGCGCTACGCAAGCAGGCGACACGGCAACAATTGCCGTCGCGCAAGATAACGCTGCCGCTATTGCAGCAACGCAGGCTGGCGACACGGCAGCGATTGCCGTCGCGCAAGATAACGCTTTGTCAATCGTAGGCGTACAGGACGATGACACGGCGAGTATTTCAATAGAGATGCCGACCCTGGTCAGCATAGGCGCTACGCAGGCTGATAACACCGCAATTATATTAATTTCAATAGACGGGCTGCCAGTAAACACTGGTGGTCAAATCGCAACATTCAGACGATACCCTAGGCGCTAAGCACAGGTGGGTTGAGGTATAAAGACATCATGGCAAAACTAAAGACACAAATGACTATGGACTTTGATGAGGATGAGATACTAGCCTCCGAAGAGGAAGGGTTTCTATCCGCAGAGGAAGGCGAGGGGCCAACCGACGAGGAACTAATCAACGCGAAAATTAACGCGTTCGGTCAGGGCCTCGTTAAGAAACGCGATGAGGCGATAGATGCCAGGGCGTCTTCGGGTGTGGAAACGGAATGGCAAGAGGATACCGACGCATACAATGGTATTGATGACGCTAACCGGGAGAGCAGCGGTAAGCCTACCAGCCACGAAGGCGGGACCTTCCAAGCTAAGGCAGGTAGACAGCGGTCGCGGGTGTTCTTAAACATTACGGGGCCATACGTCGACGCTGCAGCGGCCAAGGTAGGGGACATGTTACTGCCAACCGACGAGGAAAACTTCTCGATTACGGCGACACCTATCCCCCAGTTAGACGACATGATGAAGGACATCACGCCACTACTGGATACACAGACACTCGGACCGGAGATGATGACAGAACAGATCCCCGGGCAGCAGCCTCAGACCAGACCGAAGACCGTTAAGGACGAGGCGCTAAGACTTAAGCAGGCGGCAGACGACGCCGTAGGGAAAGCGCAAGAGCGGATTATTGATTGGCAGATCGAGGGCGGCTACCATACTGAATTCCGGAAAGTAATAGAAGACTCAGCGCAGCTTGGGTCAGGGGTGTTTAAAGGCCCATTCCCCGTCATGCAAAAGAAGAAGATGGTCAAGACAGGAGAGGGCGGCAAGCGGATCGTCACCGAAGACAAAGTGTCACCGGCTTCTAAACGCGTGGACCCTTGGAACTTCTATCCAGATCCAGCCTGTGGGGAGAACATCCACAACGGCAGTTTCTGCTGGGAGCGGGATGACATCACCAGGAAAGCACTTAATGATCTCAGGGATGACCCGACCTACATCACTGCTGCCGTTGTGGCTGCGCTCTCAGAGGGCCCCTCCAAGCGGAAGGTTACCCATGAGAATGATCGACGGTTCTCGGCTGATGATAAAGACTCATACGAGGTTTGGTATTATTACGGGTTCGCTGATCCGGACGACATGGAGGCGGCCGGTTGCCAGTGTGACGAGACAGATAAAGAGTTTGTACCTTGTCAGGTAGTGATGGCTAATGACCACGTGATTAAGGTCATGATGTCCCCACTTGAGACGGGTGAGTTCCCATTCGACGTATTCGTATGGCGTGAGCGTGCAGGACACTGGTCCGGTCATGGTGTAGCTCGCCAGATCCGTACCCCTCAGCGCATGCTGAACGCCGGTACGCGAGGCATGATGGACAATGCAGGCCTGACTGCCGGCCCACAGATTATAATGCGTAAGAACGCCGTAACGGCGGCCGACAACAGTTCAACGGTGACGCCGATTAAGACGTGGTACCTGAACGAAGATTCTGACATCACGCGAGTAAGCGATGCCATGGCGATATTTAACATACCGTCCATGCAAGCAGAGCTGATGAACATTATCCAGTTTGCCCTTAAAATGGCAGAGGACGTAACCGGGCTGCCGATGATCCTGCAAGGGCAACAAGGTGCGGCACCAGACACGGTAGGCGGCATGACGATGTTAACTAACAATGCCTCTACGGTATTGCGTAGGCTAGCCAGGAACGCCGATGACGCCCTGATCAAGCCTCACATTAGACGTTATTACGATTGGCTCATACAAGACCCAGACGTACCCGACGATGAGAAGGGTGACTTCCGCGTCGATGCACGAGGATCGTCAGCCTTAGTTGAGCGTGACCTACATAACCAATTACTACAGCAGGCATTGACATTGTCACTTAACCCCGCCTTCGGCCTTAGCCCAGAGCGGACACTTGCTGAGTTCCTTAACTCTCAGCGGATTGACGTGCGGACGCTTGCACTTACCGACGAAGAAAAAGCCAGAGCCGAACAAGCAATGGCCAGCCAGCCGCCTGATCCGAAAATCGTGGCAGCTGAGGCTAACCTTAAAGCGGCTGAGATGCGCACGCAGGCAGACGTTAAGAAAAGCGAGATGGTTACGCAGGCTAAAGGGATGGAGATCGAGAGCCGTATCAGCGATAACAACGAAGAGCGTAAGATGCGTATGGAGATGTTGGCCCTGGATAGGGACCTAGAGATGTTGAAAATGGCTAACGCTAAAGACATGACCCTAGAACAGATCAAAGCGCAGCTGTCATCAACGGCCATGGTCGAGCGGAATAAGCGTGACTTATTCAACGCCGAGGTAGTCGTTAAGAAACAAGAAGGCAGCGGCATTTAATTAAAACGGCACACATGGGCAGCGTTATATTAAGTCCATGGACGAAAAAGAAATGCTAACCCCCGCCGACAGACAGTCGACGTTGTGGTTAAAGATAGAACGAATAATGAATCAACGTTTAGATTTATGTCGCCTTAAAAACGACGGAAACCTAGACGACCTAGATACGGCTAAATTGCGAGGCCGTATCGGGGAATTAAAGGCTTTGCTTGCTTTGGGGAATTCCCCCGAACCGGCACCAACGGCTGACGATAGTACGGGCTACTAGCTCCCTACCCTCAGTGCACCATAGGAGTAAACGCAATGGCTTTAGATGGAAAAGTAGCAGCAGCAGAAGAAGAGAAGGACGTAACTAGCGAGAGCGAAGTTATTGATAGTGAAGTTAATACAGCCGAGGAAGACGCCGGTTTTGCAGAATCGTTTGGTGAAGACGCACCCGCCCTAGAGGCCGATGCCGATCCCGAAGATGATAGTGAAGACGACGGGGAGCCTACCGATGAACCATCTGCGGAAGCAGAAGAGGGCGAGGAGGAAACTACTGAGGAAATTGAAGATCGTGTAGCAGCCATGCTGGAAAGCTTGCCGAAGATTGGCGAGAAGGCCGACATGTCACAAGCACAGATCCAAAAGATTCACGGTAAGCTGGGCGAAATTAACAGGACCTTAATGGACCTAAACGCAGCACGAGCCACTGGCCCGCAGCTGAATTTCACTAAGGACACCTTCAAGAAGCTGAGTGCGGATTATCCGGAATTAGCCGAGTTACTGTCGGAAGATTTAGCAGTGTTCAATACGCCTGTAAGGGCTGAACCTGAACCCAACAGAGCACCAGTCGTAGAACAAGGTAATACTTCCATGGAAATGGAACGGAAGTTTGAGATGAAGTTGTTAGGGGTGAGCCACCCGACTTGGAGGAAGGATGTACAGTCAGTTGAGTTTAGAAACTGGATGACGTCATTACCTGCAGACGAGGCCGCTGCACTCGATGATAGCTGGGACTCAGAGTTTATCGGATCTAAGATTGACGCTTTTAAGGCTGCTACTAAACCCGCCAGAAACGGCAATGCAGAACAGCAGCGCGAGCTACGACGAAAACGTTTGAAAGATGGAGTGTTACCACCTTCAGGTTCTAAGAAATTAGACAGAGGGATCCAAACCGAAGACGAAGGATTCAATGCCGCGTTTAAAACTTAATTAAACGAAGAGGACATACATCATGGCTATTCAGAATTACAACACCCAGGCCGCTCGAATCGGCAAGTTAAAGGGCGACATCCTTAAACACGCTATCCCGGTAGAAGTATTGGGCATGGCAGGCACCAATAAACCGATGCCTAAAAACAACAGTGAAACGGTAAGTTTCCGCCGTTGGTTACCACCAGGCGCAGTAGATAACGTTTGGATCAATGCAGCTAACGTCGATACTTTCGCTGACGGCTACAAGACTACTGAGGGCGTAACACCTACAGCGGCTACATTATCAGCTGTTGAAATCACTGCTACCTTGCAACAATATGCAGTGTTATTCTCAGTGACTGATCGTACCGTTGATCTTTACGAAGATGACGTACCAGCAGAGATGAAGATGCAAACAGGTCAGACAATGGGCCTTATCCGCGAGATGGTTCGCTACGGTGAAGTTAAGGGTTCTACGAACGCTTACTACGCTGGCGGGACTTCACGCTCTACCGTTGACGCAACAGTTACACTAGCTATCCTGCGCCGTGTTACTAAGAACCTATTGAACAGCCACGCTAAACGTGTGACTAAAGTTCTTTCAAGTTCAGGTAATTACGGTACTCAATCAGTTGAGGCAGGCTTCTTAGTATTCTGTTCATCTGATATGGAAAGTGCGATTCGTGACTTACCAGGCTTCACAAACTGTGCGGACTATGGCGCTAAGCAAATCCTCAACGAAAACGAAATTGGTTCAGTTGAGCGCTATCGTTTCATCTTGTCAACAGAGTTAGCACCATACGCAGCAGCGGGTGCAGCTGTAGGCGCAACAGGCCTATACGCGGCAGACGACACTAACGTCGATGTATATCCAATGATCGTATGTGGTGAAGACGCTTGGGGCCAAGTGGCTTTACGTGGCGCTCCAGCGATGGAAGTGACATGGCAAGCTCCAGGTACTAAAGATAAGTCAGATCCTTTAGGCCAACGTGGCTACATCGGTGCTAAGGCATATCACACAGCAGTCATCCTGAACCAAGGGTGGATGGCAGTGATTGAAGCTGGCGCTCCTGACTTAGCTTAACTTAATAGAGGGCTTCGGCCCTCGCCAAAAGGAGAACACCATGGCAACACCAGCAGCAACTAGAACCCAGTCCTTTCACGATCCTCGTCAGAACGCAGACTTACGCGCTGTCGTAGGAACACTCGTGGCCGACTTGGCTGTTTTACATGCAGCGATTGTGGGGATCACGGCTAAGTTGGACGCGGATGCGGGCATAACAGATACTAACTATGCGGCACTTCATGATCCAGCGGCTTTGACAACTACTTAATATAATCGCAAGCTTTAAACTTATTCTTTAGGAGAACGAAATGGCAGAAAATACCACATTAACGTTGGTACAAAATGGGAGTCAGGGCACACCTGCTCACCAAACAGGCTCAGTTGTCTTTGACGCAACATCGATCACAGCAGCTGATTATATTGAAATTGACCTAGGCTTTAAGCCTTCTAAGGTTACTTTCTTAAACATAACAGATCGTATTCAAGTCGAGCACTTCCAGGGCATGGCTGATAATACGTGCTTGAAAACTGCAGCTAATGGTACCCGTACGTTGGAAACAACAAACGGCGGCGTCACTTTGACAGCTAACGGTTTTCGAGTAACACAGAATGCGACGTTAGCAGTAATTGCAGCAAGTAAAACTTGCTACTTTGTAGCTAACGCCTAATCGCGTTTGGGGGACGGAGGGCGGCTGGGTTTATAACCTTGCCGCCTTTTTTCTAATCTACAGGTGGACTAGGGTATAAATTGACTTTGCAGTACCCCCCAAAATCAATTAGGAGTTTCACATGACAAAACCATTAACCGCTGAAGAGAAAGCCGCTAAGGCTGAAGAAGCTAAACTGCGGAAGCAGATAGACGCAGAACGAGCCGCTGAAACGAAAGCCAAGATGATGGCACAGACGGATGAGCCGATGATCAACACCTCGACGACAGCACGCGCCGTGCCCGTAACCCGTAAGAAGGAAGTGGAAGCGGAACGCCACCTGGTAACCGATGACGCGGATGTTTCTTTTAAAGATGGTATCCGCGATGACCATGCGTCCGACTTAGGCAATGAGTCGATCGAAATAGAGAACAATATCAACGGGTTAGACGACAAAGCGCGAGCGCTTCAGTTTTACAATGAAGAGATGACCATCATGATAATGGAAGGGCAGGACACTAAGAACCCTGAGCCGCATGTGTTTCTAGCGGTTAACGGTAAAGGTGCGGGCCCGTTGGGCATGCCTTGGGTTCCCCGAGGTGTCCCGGTTACCGTGAAGCGGATGTACGTCGAACGGTTGGCACGCGCCCGAGTAGCCCGGTATGGTAACAAAGAAATAGTGAGCGCTGACGGCGGACGTGAGTATGTCTACCCTAAAACGACCACTTTGAAATATCCATTTACGGTCATTGAAGACCGCAACCCTAGGGGCTCGCGTTGGTTGCAGGGCCTGTTAAGTGAGAGAACATGACCTTCCTTGAAATGGTAGCAATGTTGAGCCAAGAGGCTCAGATCCCCGGTGAGGGCCCGACCTCTACGGTTGGGCAGACCGGTGAGGTCCGCAGCTTAGTTAACTGGGTGCGCTCGGCTTGGAAAGAGATCCAGTCCGTTCACCCTAATTGGCTTTGGATGCAGGCTGACTTTTCTGCGGTAACAGTAGCGGACCAGTTGGCCTACACTCCAGCAGAGGCGGGTATCAGTACACGCTTCTCGTCCTGGGTGCGGGATTCAATTAAGATCTACCAGACAACAAGCGGTGAGCAGAACAGCCTCGAGCTCGGGTATATCGACTACCCGACCTTCAGGTCTTATTATAAAACGAACGTACAGTCTACCGGCAGGCCGGTAGCCTATGCCGTTCACCCGAACCGTAGCCTTCTACTGGGGCCAATCCCCAACGCGACAGGCTACACCTTCGCGGGAGAATACTTTAAGAGCGCACAGGTGTTGGCGTTAGATACCGACACCCCCGAGATGCCAGAGGAATACCATGAGGTGATCGTCTGGAAGGCGCTAATGAAATACGCCAGGGCGGAAGCTGCCGGCGAGATCTATACCGATGCACAGCGTCAGTACAATATCATAATGAGCCAGCTGGCCGTTAACCAGCTACCACCAATCGATATGCCAGATCCACTGGTTTAGGAGTGAATAATGGGATTAAGTTCAGGAGCCAGTAAGGCTAAACGTAAAGCCAAGAAGGCCCAGACGGCCGCCTACTATAAGGCGCTTAAGGACCTAGAGCGAATCGATGGGTTAAGTGGGGCCCCGTCAAGTGTTAAACGCCAAGCCGAGAACGCCCTCGGCGGCGACCTGGACTTACGCGCTGGACGTATGGCTAAACAGTTAGATAGACTAGGCCGGGATATTAATAAGTCCGATAAGGCCACAGACCTAGAAGGGGCGGTTGGTCAGTATAACAAACGTTATGACTTACTAAAGCGACAGATGGCAGGCGAAACCATTACTCAGTATAAGGTATCATCCCCTCAGTCGGCTGCTTTCAGTGCGGCGCAACCAAGTATCCTCGGCGGGTCTCTTAACCTCCCGCTTACTGCTGCTCAGAAAGAAGCAGGGTACGCTAACACCTTTAATAACATGGCTGATGCGAAGGCTGCAGCTTCGTCTCAATATGACGCCTATCAAAACACGCCACAAGGGAAAGCATTGGCTAAAAGGAACAACTCCTTTGGAGGGAATAACACCCAGGCCCCAAAGGGCATACTCGGAATAGCTAACCAGACGCCTACCGCAACCGGCGCCGATGCGCTTGTCAGTCAACAGGCGCTACGCCCGATAGACGGCTTTTATCGGAACATGCAGACCCATGAAGATGCATACGACGAGATGGAATACTTAGGTAATAAAATTGGTAAAAACCCATCCATGAACATGCGCACACGCTATGCTGACCTAGCAACGCAGCTGGGTGAACGACTTAAGAAAGACAAAGACAACAGGCCGAGAGGCTCGGGGCTAATAGGTACTGAACAATCAGAAATAATGACGGGCTCGCCCACCTCAGAGGTTCTACGATGAGAATGCCTTCTGTAAAGACAGATGTCTTCCCACTAACCGGCGGCTTGAACCTAGTTACCCCGCCCCTATCCATGAAGGACGGGCTTTGTCGTGACGCGGTAAACTTCGAGTGTGACGTGGATGGAGGCTATCGGCGGATCGCAGGCTATGAACGTTTCGACGGGCAGACAGCGCCGTCTAGCGTTAGCTACTCAAGTATTGCTATCTCTAGCTTCAGCGGGACCGTTTCAAACGGCGACACGTTAACAGGCGCGACGAGTGCTGCCACCGCGACCGTGCTTGCCTCTGATGCAACGACGATTTATGTAGCTGCGATCACCGGCGCGTTTGACGCTGGCGGAGAGAACCTGAATGTAGGCGGCCCAACAATAGCCGCCAGTTCAGGTAGTGCTTTAGCAGCAGGCGCACCAACCCCCGCATTAGACGCGAGTTACGTTAATCTGGCTGCGGACGTTTACCGTGCGTCAATCACAACCGTCCCCGGCTCAGGTTCCATACTGGGCGTGTGGGTGCTTAACGATATTGTGTACGCATTCCGAAACAACGTAGGTGGGACTGCTGCCGCTTTATATAAAAGCTCAGCCGCGGGGTGGGTCTTGGTTGCTCTGAACTATGAGGTAGCTTTCACCAACGCTAACACTGACGTAACAGAAGGTGACACGCTAACGCAAGGAGGCGTCACAGCTACCGTACTGAGGGTGGTCGTGGAGACAGGTACGCTGCTCTCAGGCACTAACACCGGTCGGTTAATAGTAGGGGTCGCCGCAGGCGGAAACTTCGCCGCAGGCGCAGCTACTTCAACTGGTAGCGGGGCCCTGACCCTATCCGGTGCGGAGAGCGCCATCACGCTGGCAATCGACGGCCGTTATGAATTTGTCAATCACAACTTCGGCGGGGGCACGGACACGTTAAGAATGTATGGTGCCTCGGGCACTAACCGCCTATTTGAATTTGATGGTACGGTCTATGTGCCCCTGACTACCGGCTTGACAGTTGACACCCCGCTGCACATCGCTGTCCACCTGAACTATCTTTTCTCGAGCTATGGCAGCTCGCTATTGCGGAGTTCTATTGGTACGGCCTATTCATGGGATGCCTTAACTGGCGCGGCGGAGTTAGCCGTTGGTGATGATATTACCCAGCTCGTGCCGCTCGTAGGCTCTAACCAGTCCGCCGCCATGGCCGTCTTTACTAAGAACAAGACGATGATACTTTATGGGTCCGTTGAAGCCGACTTACAGTTGGTGACGTTTAGCCTTGAGGCTGGCGCGTCCGCTTATACGGGACAGAGTATCGGGGATGTGTACGTTCTTGACCAGCAGGGCGTACGTCAGCTCTCTACCTCTGACAAGTTTGGTAACTTCGCGGACAGTCAGATTACGAAGTTCATCCGGCCTTGGATGCTCGCAAGGACCGGAAAAGCCATAGGCAGCTGTATCTCACGCGAGCGGAGCCAATATCGTCTATTCTTTAACGACGGGTCTGCGCTGCACGTTACCTTTGACAACGGCCGCATTGTTGGGCTTATGCCTATCCTATACGCCCACACGATGACCTGTATATCCTCTCACGAAGAGTCAACAGGCGACGAGTGCATTTTCGCAGGGAGCACAGGTGGATACGTGTATCGTTTGGATAAAGGTACGAGCTTCGATGGCGAACCTATAGAGAGCTTCCTTACGATGGTGTTCTCCTACATGGGTAGCCCCCGAGTTCGTAAGAACTACAAGAAGACTAGTTACGAACTTTCGGGAGGTGGATATTGCGAAATTGAAACGACCTACGAATTAGGGTATGGGGCCTCTTCGATAGTCCAGGGTGTGGCTTCCACGCTTGTGACGCCGTTTGGTTCGGTATTATGGGACTCGTTTGTATGGGACGCGTTTTACTGGGACGGTCGGGCATTAGTGCCTTTTGAGCAGAAGTTATACGGCACGGCAGAGAACCTGTCCTTAATTGTTCGCAGCTCGTCTGAGGACTTCGCGCCCTTTACGATTAACAGTACGTTTATACAATATATACCAAGGAGGCTGAAACGATGAGTAACACTGGCGAATTCTACGACCACACGACCTACCCGGCTACCGGGACGCAAGGCTCGTCAGCTGCCATGAGAGCCGAACTGGACGCGATCGAGAATGCTTTTAACTTGCTCCCAGGCTTGTCAGGGAATGGCAATAAGTTAGCCAAGGTTAACGCAGGCGGGACAGCGATGGACATCTCCTCTGTTATCTCCGAGGACGGAACAGATGCTACGATATCAGGTGACCTGTATATCAC